TAACAGATAAAGTCACATACAAGTGCGACCAAATCGTAGAAGCCGCTGGTATATGGGCTGTGTTTTATGATGGACAACCAATCAATCTAAAAGCACAACACGCATACGATAGTGAGAGTGTACCTAAATATAAAAAGACCAGTTTTAGTAATCCCGGTCATGCAAGAAACCTGTGTCGTAAACTAAACGCACAATTTAAATCGGATAAATTCAGTGTCGTGTTTATGAACAACGGTACAAAAGTTTACCCCGATGACTAAACCCTCATATAAAGAAATTATTACCGAGGCAGTTGTAAATCAATTGCCAACAGGATTTGAGGTCTTGAAAGAAGATGCATTAAAGACATGGTGGTTTACTGGTCAGAGTAGTGACGTATTAAGATTAAGCGAAACCGGTGATGTGAATTTTCGCATAGCACAAATTGAATTTTATCAATATGATTTTACACCCAAAACTGAAGATAGTTATTATCGGTACATGAGTGACTTGGGGAAGAAAATACGNTGCCCCTATTTTTTAGGTGTAAATAAAGTTGAAGGAAAGAAAAGTAAACCATACATAAGATTATATGATAGCAAGATTGCTATGATGATTAGCTTATATGGGAACTTGGACAGTTATTTAAAATCAGTGAGGATACGAAAATGACAGAAGAAAAGAAAAGTAAGAACCCATTTGTGAATTTGGCTAATGAAGCCAAAAAGAACAATAATGAACTTCACCCTGGATTGGGCAAAGCACCAAAGAAACAAGGACCAAAATTTAATACAAAAGGTTTTGGTGGTGCAAGTGTAATAAGACGGACAGGTCGTGGTGGATAGTGTCAACGGAATCAATGCCTAAGGCGTTATATATAAATAATTTAACAAAGGAAACTAAAATGAAACAACTCATCGTAATTATCATGACCACATTTGCATTAACAGCATTTGCCGCAGAACCAGCAACGGCTCCTGCGCCAGCGGCAGCACCTGCTAAAGACAGTAAAATGAAATTAGCTAAAAAGAAAGACCATAGCAAAGATAAAAAGGTTAAAAAGGACGCCACCAAAAGTCCCAGTAAACCAGCTAAGTGATGCTGAGGACGAGGATGATGACGAATCATCTAGTCCAGACATAGTAGCGCATCGTGGTTATAGTCGTCCAAAGATTATTAACCATGAGTCTGATACTGATAACTTATCGGATCATGTAAAATTTAGGTTGTTTCTTGCTAGGAATTTAGCAATGAAAAAGTTTAGAGAAAAACGTAGTCAGGCATAAATATTAATGCAGTTATGGGTTCTGCATAAAAACCCTTTTTAAACACACTAACACAGGAGAAAATTATGATTCAATCTTTCACACATGATGCCGTTGACGCGGTACAAACGGGTAAACTACAATTTGTTTCAGCTTTCGTTAAACACGAAGGTCTAGCAGAAACAATGACTAAATTTGTTGAAGCCCAAACAGAATACACCAAATCAGTATTAGATACAAACATTGATACAATGTTGAATTTCGGTACACTTATTACAAAGAAAGACTTTGTTAAGGACCTTATCTCATCATATGGCTTTGATAAATTTGTACCCGCTATGCCGACTGCACCTGCTAAATCTGCAAGTAAAAAGGCTAAGTAACTATGATGCCCTCCCTAATAGAGGTTATCAGAAACCTCTTTAAAAAATCAACCTATGGGTCTGACCTAGAAAAATATATTACTAACCGTTGTCCACAAAATTGCGGGGATGTAGAACGTTACACAATAGAATATCACAATAGAAAGGGTTCTATCCTATGAAATCCTTATGCAAATTCTATGAGTTTTTAATTATATGGGTAGAAATAATTCACGAATACCGTAAATTAAATAAGTCAAAATATTATTAATACCCAAAAGAATTGATTGTATAGCATAACAATGTTATACTTCAATCGTGTTCACAAGGAACACAAACAGACATACACACATTAAAGGAGAAGATTATGTCAAATTTACCAGAAGTAAAATTCAACAAAAACGGCTACGAGATTCGTACAGATATTTTAGACATGGCCAAGAGCATGGTCAGTGAAGAATTTCACGCCAAGTGGCACGGTTGGGAAATGACTGCCGCACGTGATGAGAAAACCAATCAAATTGTTAGCACAGTTAAAATGCCAGAATTTCCAGGACTTGATAAGGTTCTTGAAACAGCAGAAAAGATGTACAGTTTTGTAAATCAAGGCACTACTAAAAAGTAATACTTTTAGTTTCAAAAGAAGCTCCGCTAGTCGGGGCTTTTTTTTGCCCAAAATTTGACAATAAATGGATACTCTGCTATACTACGTGTATTGATTAATTAAAGGAGCTATCAATGACCCAAGTTTATGATGCACTGAGCGAAAGCCAAAAACGTGACATTCGCATGTATGGCGTGACCGAAGCCGAGATGAAAGAGGCTGTAGAACAAAGTATTACTTTTCGTCATAGTGGTCCTGCTATGATGGCAGCTAGCCTGATGAGTGATTGTCAGGAAATGATTGCACATGACAACGGCGGATCGTATGATTTCATGGTTATCGAAGATGTTCGCCAAGCACTGAATCGTGCTAAGTGGATCCTCTTTGAATACTGTGACAAAAGGTAATACTTAATGTTACATACCCAAAACTTGACAATAAATCNGTTTGGGTATATAATACTTGTATTGATTGATTAAAGGAGCTAGTTATGAAGGTAAAACTTTTTGTTACAGGTAGTCAGAATTACATGTATTTCAAAAACAAACTTCCTACTAGGCGTTGGGATTACTGTGAAACACCCCGCAATGTGACTATTATCCCTGATCCGGTCAACGTCTATCAAGACGGTGAGTATGGTTTTGTGACAGTTTTTGGTCGTAAGATTTTTGTCAAATGTGACGGAAGTCATTGGGAAATCGTTGGTGCTGAGAAGCCCAAAACTTGACAATAAATGGATTAGGGTATATAATAGACTCTTAGACAGTAAAGAAAAGGAAACGAAATGTCAAACGAATTAAAATCTTGGGAAGAAATGTCTGCACTAGAGCAGGCCCAATGTACATATTGGGATATGTACAAGGATGCTTACGGCGTTCGCCCCCGCGGTATTGACACTTCTGATTGGACCCTTAGGGATTTTGAAGCAGAGTTTGCTTCATTGGCTACTGCTATTGAACGTATGGAAACTCTACGTAAAATTGCTGAGGCAGAGACTATCGCCAAATTTGAGCAACACGTGACCAACACTATATGCATGGGTGCTCGGAATCGTGAGACCGCACTTAATTGGATCATGGATGCTAGCAACGCCAATGGTGACTGGGAGTACTTTTGTTTTATTGAAGGGTTACCTTATAGCTACTTCAGAAAAGCGGCCTAAGGTTGACAATAAATAGATTTGGGTATATAATACTTGTATTGATTGATTAAAGGAGTTGAAATGTCTGCACTAGTTGAATACACATTGGAACTGTACAAATCTGACAAACGTGTTACGGGCGGTAAGCGTCTTGTCACTAAAGAAGAATTTGCCCCTGTCACTAGAGCCTACATCAAGGCTGTGATTGAGTCAAAAACTAAGTTGGGTTTCATTGTTGAACCCCATGAGACTTATGTTACCAAACGCAACATGATGACCGGTAAAACATATCAGGAACGTTATGATACACCGTATTTCTGTTCACCCTCTAGCGAATCTTTTTGGAGCAATTAATCATGGCAGGTAAAGCAAAATCAATATATCTCACAGTAACCCCTAAGGGTCAATTACAAAGTGTTTTCAATAGGGTGTTCTTTGATGCTAAGTCCTACAATGAGTACATCAAGTCGGACGAATGCAAAGAAAAATATCCTGCTGACAAATTCGATATCATCAAAGAAACATATTAAGGAATAATCATGCCTGGATTTGTAGATGTTACTGGTTGGTCTAAACAAGAAATTCAACGTCTTGGTCACGAGGATGACGATACACCTGATACAAAAACAGTATTCCGTGTTAAAAAGGAACCTAATATTAATTTCCAAGCTGATGATGTTTGGGCGGCTGCTTGTCAGGCTCAACAAGTCAATGGCAGTTATGTTAAACTCGGGGATGAAACTCAAAACACCAATCGTCAAATTATGTTTAGACTGTTGGCAGACACTACCCAAATTACCGATGAAAATCGTGTACAGGGTACAAAGGTTCGTCAATACTATCAAGCATTCACTTTCAAAATCCTTAAGGGAATTGCATTAAATGATTTTGATAACAATGCAATGCTTATCAGTAATCGCAATGTTATTACCAAACAGTATGACGTAGCAGTCATTGCCAGCTTGCCACAAAGCTATGAACGAGGTTCTAAGCGAGCCAGTGTTACTCAACGGATTAAATTTGCTACTGGTGGTTATATCGGTCAACCCAGTGACAAAGTTACATTGACTATTGAACTATTGAAAGATGTTTATAGTCAGAAGTGGAATACAAATTATTTTACAGGTATTACAACTGATGACCAAATAGTATTTTTTGCTTATAATGGTACTGGTAAATTAGATATCGGTGATACATACACAATTCAGGGTACTGTTAAAGCGCACCGCGACAACAGTACGCAACTAAATCGGGTAAAGTTTGTTTGACAATATATCCGGTTCGTAGTATACTACAATCATTCTTTCACACACAGGAGTTATACATGAGTCATTTTATCGCATTCATTCTTGGTATCGTAGTCGCAACAGTAGGCTTTACTGGTGTTGCTAAAATGCTTGACAACGGTGTCAACAAGACCAAAACAATTGTACAAGAACAAGCTAAGGAACAGTAATGGTAATGTCTTGGCTTGCTGTACTACTGTTAGTGTTTGTGGGTGAACCTATGTTGGGATTAATTTTGGCATTTCTTATTTTGATGATGGAGTAATAATATGAATGATGAATTGAAAGCACTAGTAATCAGTGCAGGTGCACCTAAAGACTTGCTTAATGAATTTTGGTTCAACATCTTTTGCGAGAAATTCGCTGATGTATTGTTGACGCAAGCCGAACAAGAAATGTTAGGAGCTAACAAATGAAAAAATATTTAAGCACAGATTTTATTATACCATTCTTGTGGTTCATCATACTGCAACCTTTGATTTTCTTCTTTACTATGTTTGTTTTTTTCTCGGCAGTGTATAATAGTATTTGGAGCTAAACAATGAGTGCAAGTTGGATTAATAAATTAAACGAGAGCGACAGCCGCCTTCACAAAGAAGATGTGATTTTGCAGGCGCTTGAAGCAAGTGTCCTAGGCAGTCGTAATAGTCAGATTTTCTTGGGCTTTACTAACGCCTGTTATAATCCCTATGTTACATTTGGTATTCGTCAAGTGCCCGATACTGTAGGTATTGTTGACGCAGAAAATCCCTGGGATGAATTCAATACGTTGATGTATCAACTTGGCCAGCGCAAGTTGACAGGTCATGCCGCACGTGATGCTGTACAAAATATGTCTGAACGATTTGACAGTATTGAATGGAACACATTCCTAGCACCTGTATTGCGTAGAGACTTACGTGCGGGTATCAGTGATAAGACAATCAATAAGATTTGTAAAGGTACTGAATATGAAGTACCAATCTTTGGTTGTCAATTAGCAACTAACAGTGAAGGTCGTCCAGAGATGCAAGGTATCAAACGTCTTGAGCCTAAACTTGACGGCGTTCGTGTGTTGTTGACCGCTATCCCTGATGAAGATGGCAATATTGTCACTATTTGTTTCAGTCGCAATGGTAAACAGTTTGACAACTTTGGTCATATTGAAAATCAAGTGCGTGAGAACTTTGTAAAACTTACTCATAAAGCCGCAAGTAGTAACTTAAGCATGGGCTTTGTAATGGATGGTGAAGTGATTGGTAATACATTCCAAGAACTTATGCGACAAGCACGCCGCAAGACTGACGTACAAGCAGAGGATAGTGTGTTTAATGTATTTGACATTATACCAGTAGCAGCCTTCCGTGAGGGTCATTGGAATGCACAACTACACAAACGCATTACTATTTTAGAAGATATGCGTAGTATCATTGATGACATGCCTAATGTTGAATTGTTACCACATATCATGGTTGACTTGGATACAGCGGCAGGTAAAGATCAATTAGAACGATATGCCAAGGATCAAGTTAATGCAGGATTTGAAGGCATTATGATTAAAAATGTTGATGCGCCATATGTTTGTAAACGTAGTACAGATTGGATGAAGTGGAAACCAGTTATTACCGTTGACTTAGAAGTTATTGGTATTGAAGAAGGTACCGGAAGAAATAAAGGACGACTTGGAGCACTGGTTTGTGAGGGTCAAGATGACGGAAAGCACATTACTGTTAATGTTGGTAGTGGGTTCTCTGATACAGATAGAGATAGTTATTGGAATGATAGCAATCACATCATTGGACGCACAGCCGAAATCTTATGTGATGTAGTGACACAAAATCGTGATGGTACATATAGTTTGCGCTTTCCACGATTTGTTAGATTTAGGGATGATAAATGAACGAGCGAATTAAAGAACTTATCGAACAGGCTACTTGTTTCAAAGAAGGCCTTACTGAAGGATTATACGACATTGAAATTTTTGACAAAGAAAAGTTTGCCGATTCGCTTGTATGGGAATGTATGAAAATCTGTGAAGATGTTATGAAAAAAGATAACTCTGCACTTGCCTGTTGGAGTGCAATCAAAGGAACATTTAG